ATTATGTTTTAAAACAAAAATACTAATAAGTAAAAAAAAATAAGTTATATTATAATACTATTTATTTAAAAGTCCTTACTATATGCCTTAACCGCTAATTTTAACCCTAACCCAGTATTATAAATACTATTACGCTTAATTTTATCAATAGCAATTTTTTTTGCTTTAGAAAGGAAACGCTTATCATAATCTATTTTTTTTAGAATACTTATTACTTTTAAGTAAGTATCTTCTTCTCGGTCTTCAACTAACCGATATGCGTTATAATACATATATGCCTTAATTAGTTCGTCCCATTTATCATCACTAAATAGTTCAGATACATCTGCCCAACTTATATAATCATTGTCGTTGTGATGTGTTATACGAAATACTTCTTTTAATAGTAGTAATTTATTACTATTACTAATTTTTTTTATATATTTTTTAACTAATTTAGGGTTTTGTAAGTCGTCCTTTAATACTCCAAACTCTATATTATAATAGTTGTCTGTGTCGTAGATATAGTTTATCGTATTGTCTGTGTCGTCTAAATAAACCTTTTCTAAATATACTGGGTTAGTAATAATACCTTCAATAATAGCGTCTAGTTTTTTAAGCATCTTATAATATACTATAAAGTATTTACAAAAAAATAGCACTCAATTTTTATTTTTATTTAATTTTTGTTTTAAAATAATAAATTTTTGTTTTAAAATACTAAATTTTTGTTTTAAAATATTATATTATTATTTTAAAACAAAAAATAAATAAAAATAAAAATTGAAATTTATTTTTTACTTATCCTTTTAAGTATATTATAACTATGACCTTTACTATTGATAATATTATTACGGAACAAATCGTAGATTATATTACTACCCACGATTTTATTAAAGACAATTTTAATAATATTAAAGAAATAGTAGAAACCTATACTAACTATACCCCTAAAGACGCTATTATTGATTTTATGGAAGAAAACTACGAAAATATAGTTAATCCGTTATATAATATGACGGAAGGGTTTTTAAGTTATAACGAATATAGGGAAGTAATAAGCGACGGCGAAGAATTATGGGGTATTATGAGAGTTGTATATTTATATTGCCGAGATACTGATAGTCTCAATACTTATGAAGAACATATTAGATATGATAATAAAAGTAAAATTATTGATTTATATATGTATTTTAAGGCAAAAGAAATATTAAATGATTTAAGGGATTATGAAGAGGAAATATTAGATAAATTAGTAGAATTATATGAAGAAGAAGAAGTAGAAATTAATAAGATTTATAATACCAAGCGTAATATTGCTATTAGTAAAATTAAGCGTAATAGGATTTATAATACTGGGTTAGGTTTAAGATTAGCGGTTAAGGCGTTTTGTAAGGATTTTTAAGTAGTAGTTGTTATTGAGTGGGTTTATTTTGAACTTCAATAAGACCATTATGCTCTAAAACCTTTTTTTTATAAAATATTCCTTACCTTAATATGTATATATTGAAAGTTGAATTGAAATTGAAGTTTAAAATAACATTTTAGAAAAAATTTTATAAGTTAGAAACAAAAGTTGTAATTAGAAAAAGGATTTTTTTAAAAAAAAGTTTTTTTAATTTAAGTTTCAATTGTCCCTAAAAGTAAATCACCCACACACTAACTACTCTGTCCCAAAATAGAAATCCTCGCCGTGATAAGCAATCCAACATTTTTCAATAAAGGTTTCGCTGTTATAATAATAATTACTTCTTTGTCTAACCGCCTCATCTAAATATCTATGTTTATTAATAATTTCTCGTAGGTCTAAAATCTTTGAATTAAATCCTTGATAATTTAAGATAAACGATTTAAATTTATTCATATTTAACATAAAATCTTTAATATCAACTTCTTTTTTAATAACAACTACCTCTTTAACATCTTCTACAAAACCGCATACTTGCGTTTGAGTTTGATGTCTCCACATATTACGAACCAGTCTATTACATTTACCGCACATAGTCCAACCATTTTTTAGTTTATATTCGTCATCTAATACCCTACGAGTTTTGCGTTGTTGTTTAGACATTTTAGTATGATGAACCACTATAGGGTTAGTATTAATGCGTTCCCTTTCTACTTGGATATATTGAATAATTACTTCTTTTTGATTAGCATTAGTGTTTGCTAATTTTAACTCATTACATAATTGTAGGTAAATACCTTCTGGGAGTAGTTCCGTAATAGTATCAATAAGGTTCATAATATTATGTAGCGAGTTAATAAGTCCAACGGAGTTAGTATTAGGCGTAGTCATCTTGTAATATACTATAAAGGATAAAATAAAAATCTAAATCAATTTTGTAAAAAAATAAATTTTTGTTTTAAAATAATATACTATAAAGTATAAGTGTTTTAAAATAATATTGTTTTAAAATAATACTATATTGTTTTAAAACAAAAATTTATTTTTTTACAAAATTGAAATTTATTTTTTATAAATACTTATAAGGTATTTAATACTATGCCTGTTAAGTTTATTAACGCCCCTTATTATAATTTAGTTAATAATACGCTATTAAACCCCATATATATTAGTAAATATATTAGGGAGTTTAGTAATAGGTATTTAGAAGTAGTAGAAAATCCAGAATTACTTACATTTACCTTATCGCCTATTGTAATAGATTTTATACAATTCTATAATTATAATGACATATATGGTAATCCACATCCTCCGAAAATAATTACTAAACAAATCTATACTTATAACCAAAATAGGGCAGAGTTTTATGAAGTATGGAAAAGAATACCAGAAGGTATAATGTTAAGTAAAATAGGCGATTATATCCAAGACTTATACGAACACTACCCAAACGGAGATAAAATATACCTATATAGCAAAAATCGCATTATAAACAACGAAGAACATACCTTATTAGAAAAGTTAATAAAAAATAATACTTATAAGATAAAGGATATGTTAATTAAGGCAATGTGTAATGTTTATTTTAATAAATTTATAGCACCTATGGTTAGTAAATATTTAGCAATTAATAAAATAAAGCGTAATGCTATTTATAATACTGGGTTAGGGTTAAAGTTGGCGGTTAGGGAATATGAAAAAGAATTCTAATCTATCCACATAGATACTAATTGGTCTGGGGTTAATCCAGTTTCTTTTGTTGCTTTAATAATCATTCGTGTAAAGTCATCTAACGGCATAAACATATCTTTTGCTGTTATAATTCTTAACGCCACCCACCTTCCGCAAGTGTTAGTATCCCTTCCGTCATCTTGAAAAGGTATTTTATTAATTATATACTTATAAGGACTTAACCCAACTAATTTAGTTAGTAGGTTTTTAGATTGTCCCATATCAAAATTTACAATACGAGACAACATATTTTTTTGTCTATCAATATCTATGCCGTAAGAGTTAAAGTTTTCAATAGTGTTTCCGTATTTCAATATTAAAACCCAATGTCCTATATTATGTGCTGTTTCAACTAATATAATTCTAAAGTCAAAAGGTTTAGGCAATAACTCATCAATAGTCTTATAATTAGTAAGTTCGTTATATTTAATTACTTCGCTTTCTTTTCCAGAACCAAAATAGCGTTCTAAGTCTGCGTCGCTTAAAGGTTTCTTTATTCGCTCGGCAATAACCCTTAAATCCAGATTTTTTGGAACTTTAAAATTCATAGTTTTATATATATTACAAAAGATTTTATATTTAGATACTTTTTAAGAAAAAGTATCACAAAAAAACGAAGTTATTTGGCACTACCTTTATTAAAGGTAGTATAAAATATAAAATTGAGAGGTTTTAATTTAATACCGAGAGATTGATGCTTGACCCAAAAGGTATAGATTATACTATAAGACACTTTTAATAAAAGTGTCGCAAAAGGAACGAAGTTTTTTGGTTTAACCTTTTCCTAAAAGGTTAGATGATTACTAAAATAATCTACTAAAAGGGGATTAACACCAGTATAAGTAATTGTATTTTTTTTATTTTGCTTTAATTGTTTAAATACTTTATTATAAATCTCTCGGTTTTCGTTATACATAGCATACAAATCATCATCTAATTTAACTCCATAAATAGTTTCAATTCTACTAATAGTTATGCGTTTTTTTCGTGCTTCATTAATTTTGTCTTTGTTTTTTTGGTAATAGTCTTTATAGTAGTTTTTAGCATATTCATCTCTGTCAAAACGAACTGAATTAGTCATATTGCTATATTATAATATATAACCTTTATATTGTTTTGTTTATATTATAATATACCTTTTACAAAAAGGTATAACCAAAAGAACGAAGTTTAAAGGGTGTATGAGGGATTAATCCCTCATTAACGAGTTAAGTGCGAAAATCTTGAACCACCAGAATATACACCAGCACCTACTCCAGAACTCATAGAACCACGAGATTTTCCAACCGACGATTTAAACTCTTTAATTAAGGGCATTTCGCCAGACATAGCGTTATTCGGCATCATAGCACCACCAACCATACGCTCGAACTGCGACGACATAATAGGATTTTCCGCTGCCTCTTTCTTCGCATCGAGAACCATTGATTTTGTTAAGATGCCTGTGTAGATGTTAGACGAACCTGCGATTGTTGAAAATACACCACTATTAGCACATATTACAACGATTTCTGGAGTAATCGCTGCCGAAGTGACGTGATAATTCTCACAAGTTACTTGGAACTGGAAATTATACGCACCGAGACTGCCACTTGAAAGGTAATCTGGAATGCTTAAATCGTATGCTGGGTTAAGCACTAGAACCGAACCAATAGTTGGAATATCACGGAAACCCATCATACCAGTTGTAGTAATCGCTGCCCCTAATGTCGCTGCCGTTCCCACAGAGGTAGTTGATTGATATACTCTTGCTCTGCCTCTGAAAGCATCCCAAGTTTGTTTGGAATGATTAGCACAACTGATACGATAGAGGTCTGCTTGAGATGCTGACGATAAAAGACCACTTGTGTTATTTAAATTGACGCTAATACCTGTAATTGGCAAGAAATGGGGGGCGAATTCTTGAGGGTGTCCAGACCTATTTTGGTATAAATTAGTGCCGACTTTAACACGAAGAGCAATAATAAAATAGTCTGGAAGTTGATTGAGTTGAATACCCTGCGAAATAAATGTTTGGGTTGTTGGTTGAATACCCCAAATTCCAGTTGTAGCAGATGTATCCTTATATGTCGCACTAGTAATGCTATTAGATGCTTGAGTGATAAATCTAGGTAAATCGACATACGGCACTACATTTCTTGCTGGAATAAGGTCTGTAGGTTGAGAGGACAAGAAATTAATTAATAATTCGGCACGATTGAATAAGTCAGTTGTTCCAGTTGAAAGACCAGTAGAGGTAGAATGACCGCAAGTTAATAGTTTATAATAAGTCTGGGTGCTTGCTGTATCCTCTGTTACGGCATTACACATAAGACGACTTAATGTGCTATCAACATTAAATACAAAGTTCATATTGTTAATTCCTACTAGACCTGCTTTGTTAAACTGGTTATTGCCGTATGTAAATGGACTTAAACCAATAATAGGTTCAACTACATCTACTTGTAGAGCAACATAGAACTCATCGCCGTCAGCAAGGGAGTAAGCAACATTAGTCGCTGCCGTTGCCGATGTCCGACGGATTGAAACGACACGGAGGGGGAAAGCACCACGAGGACGATAAGCACCATCTAACGATTGCTGGTTATATCCAGCAAGGGGCGAATTATTTGCTGGTCTCTGATATATTGATGATGTAGCAGTTTGGGGATATACTGCCACAACACCAGTAGAAGTAGATGCTCCGTGTGTTCCAGCAGAACCAGCATCCGAAATAAATGTATCAGCAAACTTCGCATAGAAAGTATCTAACAAGTTAGGACACATATCATTATAGGTAGATAGTTCGCGTTGGTCGGCAAGTTGTAAAATAATAGGTAAAATATCGGCAGTATTACAAGAAACATTTGTATTGTTAATTTGTGCCGAACTTGTAGTAAATAACTGATTGAGTGGGAAGGGACTTAAAGCATCTTCGCCACACAAGTTAAGTGCTTGTGTATCTTGTTTCTGAACTTTAATATACATAGTAAAGTCAAGAGTAGCACGGAGTAAGATTTCGCGATTTACAATAATATTTTCCGACGGCACTTGAATATTAAACGATAATTGAGAGTTGGTTTTGGATACTGCTGGGAACGACTGATAAGTATTCGATGAAGCACCACTCTGAACCGAATATGATAGTTGGTCTGTGATGCCAGCAATACGACTATCTTTCACAAGCACATTTGTAAAGTCTGAGACGGCGGACATAGTTTATATATTAATATAATATAAAAATTATGTTATAATTCCAAGATTAGCGACCTTTTAGAAAGGTCGCACCAAAGAAACTTCGTTAAAGGAGGGAGTATGATAAAATTGGTTCCCTCAATTAGCGACGACTTTTCGGCATTCTGCCTCCTAAAATATCTACTATATCTGGTTCTACTTCTTTAATTCTATCTGGGTTTCGGTTCTTCTTTTCAAAAAGCAATTTAAGAGTAGCACTACCACCACTAGGTAATCGGAAAGGCAAAAGATTACCACTTTTAGAACGCCAAAACACATTAATATCAATATTACGAATACCCATATTACCAGTTAAAGAAATACGCCTATATTCGGCAGTTGGGTTATAAATCACATTAGGTCTAAATCCTTGTTGGTTAGTCATCAAGTCAGTAATAACAAGAGCAAACCGATTTCCTATTGTAGCAGTATTAGCATTATTTCCAGTTGTATTAGCAGAAGAAAATTGACTTACTATAATAGGCAGTTGATTAGAAGTAAATACAATACTACTAATAGGACACCACGCATCAATAGTAGAAATTTCTTGTTTAAGTAATATAAAATAGTCTTGTAAAGGATAGGTCGCTACGCTATTAGTTGGGAAGGGCAAAGTAAATACACCAGAAGTAGTATCATAATAATCATATAAAAATGGATAGTCTGGAATTAGAGGTAATGCCCTTAAAGGTATAGTCGAATTGTCTTGAAGTAAAGGGACTTGGTTGGGAACATTTAACATAAAGAACTTTTCGCCATCTATAATTGTTTCTGTTGCTGGAAAACTACTAAATAAAGAATATAGACTTGCGTTAAATGCTAATCTTAAATTAAATGGTTGAGGCGAACCTGTAGTTGATACTTGCGTATTAGGTGTAGCACCAGACGCTGTGAATGTTCTTGCTGGAGCATAATAGTTTCCTAGTGCCGAGAATAGTGTATTTAAATATAAGTTTGCGTCTAATGTAGAGTTCCATACCATATACGGAGGCGTTGAGAAACATCGTGCTACTATATTAATAAATTCTGCTTTAATAAATGTAGCATTATTAACTCCTATTGTATTGACCCATTCAACCCATAATTTATTGAAATTAGCAACATACGCCTCTCGGATAGCATCATTAACTTTATCTATAAAGTTGTTATAACTATGGCAGTAATAATAAGGAAAGGTCGATGTATTAACTCCGTTTAATTGTGATTTGCTTGGTTGTGTTAGAGTAGTATTATCTGGCGTCCAAAATACATTCACGACACTTGCCGAATTAACTAATGTTGATGGTAAGTTCTCGTTGGTTGCTCTATTAAGTCTAACTACTCGTGTTCCAGCACCTGCTTCTACGCCAGCAAGATATTCTGTTCCGTCGTGGAACGAAGTTAATGTTACACCATAATAGGTAGATGTTGCTAAACCTGTTGTAGTTGCTTTAAAGTCCCAACTTGTGCCGTTATATTGAAACGATTGAACCGCTCCTGTATTTGTATTCAAGTTTGGAATGCCTATATGAATTGAGTTTCCGTCATAACTCAACGAAACAGCATAACCAAAACCCATAGAACCTGTAAATGTGTTCGGTGCTATTAAACCGCCAGAAGTGTCTGAAAAAGCACCAGAAGCATATGCTAATATTTTAACTTTGCCTGTAGTGTTTTCCAAAGTAGCACCTACGGCAATACGAGTTCCAGCATTATTTATACTTATTGATTGTCCGAATTGGTATAATGAACTAGTATAATTATATGCCGCATAAGCACTAACATAATGAGGCGATGTTGTTGAATGTATCACATTAATAGACCCACTATCATAAGTTCTATTTTTTGAAACAACCGCAATATTACCAACACCATTCATAGCGACCGCCCAACCTATATGTGTATCAGCACCGCTTGTTCCATCTACAGAAACACGACTTGTCGAAGTTCCTGTTGCGTGGTCGAAGGCAAGGATTTCATAACCGCCGTGTGCTTGAGGGTTTCTTCGCTCTGGATATCCTACTATATAGAGTGTTCCATTTGTGTTTAATGCTCCGATAACTCTGGTAGGTTTAGTTGAATGTAATGTTTTGTTGTGTCGGTGTTTAACACCTGTAAGTCTGTTATAAATCCAATAGTAAGGACATTCAGAAGCACTACCTATAAAAATTGTATTACCATCACCGCTTATAGCGACATTCTGACCCATCTTCCAATTAGATACCATCGTATCATTTCTATTAGTAGTAGGATATGGGTCAATACCATTTTCAAGAGCATCTTGATAATACCTATAAGTATTAGTGTCTGTTATTCTTTCTATATTATAAGTCCCATACTCGTTTCTTATTCCTACATAAACTTGTCCTCTTCCTATAGCATATACATAATAATCGTATGTTGGTGCTCTTGTATAAGAAAGCGAATTTGCGTCTGGTTCGCCTATTACGATTACCTCTCCGCTATCAGATGAAGCGACCGAATAACCGAACCTTCCTTGTGTGTCTTGTCCTCTGTCATATCCTAAACCTGCTAAATTTTGTATTGTGGTTGTTGATACAGCACCAGCACTATCAATTTTTAAATTAGCACCTTCGGTAATTACTGCTACTCTATGGATTGTCTTACCAGCATCAAACGCCTCTGTTCCAGTTATGTCTGGTTCTACTACTAATACTGGAAGATTAGCAGTATCTACTGAAAAGCGTGTAACACTCATAGTATATTCCCCAGCATTATCAACAATAGCACCATCACGACTTTCTAAAAATTGTAATTGTGGAGTTGTTCCAATATCGTTATTATATGTGTTTGTGCTTTGTAAGTCAAAATAAACATAGTCTGGACTTATTGCCTTTGCGAACTCGTTAGTTTGGGACATAGTTAATATAATATAGTAATATATTTTATATTAATTGTAATTCCAAATTGAGGGATTAATCCCTCATACACCCTTTAAACTGCGTTTTGCTTATTGTCGTGTGGGGGCGAAACCCCACCTTTTAGTAAGTAAGAGTAGCAAATCCGTAATAGCATATTATAATATTCTTTATTATCATTAAGGTTTTCGTTATTTAGTTTCTTTAATTGAGTAATATGGATAATACTCCTTTTGCGTATTTTATATAGAAGGTTTAATAAGTATGTTCTTTGTTCTTCGCTTATGTTAGTATAACCATTAAACTTAAAAAACTTGAATACTTCAATTAACCCTTTTAGGAGTAATGCTTTTGTTGTTAATGCCATAGTATAGTTAAATTCAATATCAAAGCAAAACATACTTTTAAGGTGTAAGTTGTGTTCGTATTCGTCTTGTAAGTTAGAATATATTTTCTTGATTTTAAACTCGTCGCTTTTATGATAAAGGGACATTATATTATAGTATAATATATTTTAAGTCTTTAAGTAGTTATATTATAATATATTTGCTTCTACTACTTTTAATGCTTCTTGTAATTTTGCTTTCTGTTTCTTATGATATTCTTTCATATATTCTTTCTGATATTCCTTGTATTTTTCGCTATTTGCTTGTTTATATGCTTTAATTTGTTCTAATCGTTTTGTTTTGTTTGCTTCATAATGCTTCTTACTATTAACTTTCATAACTGCTAATCGCCTCTCGTTTTTTGCTATTAACTCGTTCGCTTTCTGTAATTCGTCCATATATATATAAGTATCTATTTTAATCTTTAAATAGTTTCAATTAAATATCTATTATATATTGGTTATAAACTATCAATATGACGATAAATGCTGTGGTAGTTGAAATGTGATTGGTTTTATTTTATATTTATGGTGCTATTGATAATTGAAGTTTAAAAACTTTTAATTTTATAAAAGGGTCTTAAAGAATACAACTTTTGTTTCCAACTTATAAATTCTTGAGTAAAATCTTGTTTTAAACTTCAATATCAATTCTAACTTTCAATATATACATAATAGATAAGACTTTTTTTTAAGTTTTTTGTAAATAAGAGCATAATGGTCTTATTGAAGTTCCTTTTTTTAGATTTCTTAACTTTCAATTCTTCAATTCTCCTAAAAAGGAAAAGTCAATCACTCAGTCTAACTACCCAATCAATTTCCTAATTAGGCAATAAGTTTCGTCAATTTCCTAAATAGTATAAAAAAATAACTTAAAGACCTATACCTTTTAGTATAACGCAGTTTAAAGGGGTCATATGGGATTAATCCCCTACTAATTCTTAATTTTTAACTCTTCCAATAACTTCTTAATATTAATATACCACCTAGACATACCATCGCCACACTTCCTAATATGTTTAAAGTCATAAAAGGTAATCTTCATAGAAAACGCTGGTTTAGTCATTTCAAACTTAATATGCCTATCTTTAAGAAACTCTAAAAATAGTGTATATAAGTCATTAGCACCAATATTACATTCTTTATCACTATTAGATAAACAATAATACTCTAAATATTGTAAGACAATATTACGCTGTTCTTCTTTAATTATATTATCATAAATGGAGTTAGTTGGAATATCAAACTCGCCTATTGTAGGTGCTACTCCTTTTAGGGTTATTAAGTAATCATATATTTTTTTAGCAGTCTTTAAACTTTTAGCATATTTAAATCCTTGAATAAAGTAATCCCTATCCCCAATCTTACTATCAGAACAACGGATAAATATGTCTCGTCGCTTATTCTTCATAGAAGGGTCTGGGTTATTAGTAAAGGTTATAAATCTGTGATTACTATTGATTTGGTAAGA